GTCGCCACACGCACTGGAGTTTCCTTCAGTGAAGTTGTAGGCACTGTGTAATAGGAGACCCCCACAATTATGGCATTAGACAAGAACATTTTTTCCATACCAAACAACGAAAGATCGATTGATTCTTTCAAGACAAGATTAGCTCAAGGTGGTGCTCGTCCTAACCTCTTTGAAGTAGAGATGGATTTCCCATCTGGTGTGGGTATCTTTGATGAAGAAATCAAAGAAGATAGACATAGGATGATGATCAAAGGTGCTCAGTTACCTGCATCAAACATTGCTGAAGTTGTTGTTCCTTTCAGAGGAAGACAACTTAAGGTTGCTGGTGATAGAAGATTTGATCCATGGACAATCACAGTCATCAATGATGGTGATTTCAAACTGCGTGAAGCATTTGAACGTTGGGCAAACTTTATCATCAAAGTATCTGATGGATCTGGTACTATCAATCCTTCAGAGTATTTTACTGATTGGACAGTAAACCAATTAGGTCGTGCTTCCACTGACCTCAACGCTCGTGGAGAGAACAATGGTGCTACACTACCTGTTCTAAGACGATATAGTATGAAAGGTTGTTGGCCAAGTGCGGTAAGTGGTATAGAACTATCTTACGATACTCAAGATACTATAGAAGAATTCCAAGTTACCCTCCAAGTACAGTGGTGGGAAGCATATGATGGCAGAAGTAACGATTCTGTAGTATAATAAATACGGTATAACAAGGTAAACTGATATTATGGCCAAGCTTTTTGGATTCTCGATTGAGGATGACCAAAAGAAATCTAAAGGCATAGTCAGTCCCGTTCCTCAAAACAATGAGGATGGGGCTGACTATTACTTGTCTACGGGTTTTTATGGACAGTATGTAGACATTGAGGGTGTATTCAGAACAGAGTTTGATATCGTAAAAAGATATCGTGACATGGCATTACATCCAGAATGTGATACTGCTATTGAACACGTTGTCAATGAGGCAATAGTATCTGATCAAAATGATTCTCCAGTAGAGATAAATTTAGACAACCTAAGTGTTAGTGATAGTCTAAGAAAAGTAATAAGAGATGAGTTCAAAGGTGTAAAAGATTTACTTGATTTTGATAGTAAGTCTCATGAGATATTTCGTAACTGGTACGTAGATGGTAGACTTCATTACCATAAAGTTATTGATCAAAAGAAACCTGATGAAGGTATCAAAGAACTAAGATTTATTGATGCTCTCAAAATAAAATTGATGAGGATTCAACCTAAGAATGAGCGTGGTGCTAAAGGAGCCCAAGGTATTCCAGTCCTACCTTATTCAGGTGAAACAACAATAAACAAAGATGCTAAAGTAACAGAATTCTATACCTACTATCCTCAAGGTATGGCACAGAGATTTGGTTCTGTTGCAGGTAAGGGTGTAAGGATTGCTAAGGATTCTATTTGCTATGTACATTCTGGTTTAGTAGATAGAAATAAAAAACTAACATTATCATACTTACATAAAGCAATCAAAGGTCTCAATCAGTTGAGAATGATTGAGGATTCTCTCGTCATCTACAGACTATCAAGAGCACCTGAAAGAAGAATATTCTATATTGACGTTGGTAATCTACCTAAGGTAAAGGCAGAGCAATATTTACGTGATGTAATGTCTCGCTATAGAAACAAGTTAGTATATGATGCTAACACTGGTGAGATCAAGGATGACAAGAAGTTCATGTCTATGCTTGAAGACTTCTGGTTACCACGTAGAGAAGGTGGTAGAGGAACAGAGATCTCTACATTACCTGGTGGACAGAATTTAGGAGAACTAACTGATATTGAATATTTCCAGAAGAAATTGTATCGTTCATTGAACGTACCTGAATCTCGTATTGGAGATACTGGTGGTTTCAATCTAGGTAGATCATCTGAGATCTTACGTGACGAACTTATGTTTAGTAAGTTTGTTGGTAGGTTGAGAAAGAGATTTAGTGGTCTCTTCTTAGATCTATTGAAGACACAATTGGTTCTAAAGAATATCGTTACTCCAGAAGATTGGAGTAAGATGAGAGAACATATACAGTTTGACTATGTGTATGACAATCATTTTGCAGAACTAAAAGATCATGAGTTGATGACTGAACGTCTAAACATCATGGTTGCTATCGAACCATATATCGGTACATACTATTCAAGAGATTATGTCAAGCGTAAAGTCTTACGTCAGACTGATGAAGAGATAGAAGAGATGACACAAGAGATGGAAGAAGAGAATGCACAAGGTGTAGGTCTTCCATTAGAACAACAGAATATGATGCTACAGGCAGGTTTAGATGCTGAGATGCCACCTGCTAATGGTAATGGTGCTACTAATGGTAGTGCAAAAAAATCTAATTTAGGTAAAACACCTAAAGAACCTGAAGCATCTGGTAATGGAGCAAAGTCACCTGAAATAAACATCAAGAAAGCCAAGATATAAATAAATACAAGCGTTTTTACTGATTATGGATTCAACTGAATTAATTGATATGATTGCAAACGATGCACCTGCTAATGAGGTGTCGGATGCTATCAAGGCTATAGCGTATGCTAAGTCTTCTGATATGGTTGATAAACTTACTCCTAATATTGCTGCTGGTTTATTTGGGGATGAAGTTCCCGAAGAGCAACCTGAAGCTGAAGTGGAGCAACCTGAAGCAAACGCTGAAGTTGAACAAGAACCTACAACGGAAACGGAAGAATGAGTGCATCACAACCATTATCATTAGTTACAGACTATGGTGAATTGTCTAGTGCAAATGCCACATCTGCT